TGGCGGCACAACTAGAAGTACAGGGTCAGTACAGGATGGCGGTCGTGGTGGTCAACGTACATATGGAATGTGGGGCCAGCCTCCTGATAGAGATACTGAAGTTTTAGTGGCATTTAGTGGTGACAGTGACAAGGGTATTGTATTGGGTATATTGCCTGATGAAAGTCGTAATGCTAGTATGGCAGGTCCACAAGCAGGATTTAGTAATGAGGATACTTTTACTATAGTAGAAGAAATAGATCGAACCAGAGAGGATCAAAATCAAAGACCTCCGCCACATCCACAAGCAACATTTCTCAATAATCAAGGTTTAGGAAGAGACCGTATACGTGGTTTAAACTTTAGCAATCCACGCAGAGAAAATCAAAGCCGTGTATTTGGAATGAGTACACCAGGCGGCCATGCAATTGTTATGGATGACGGTGCTGTGGAAGATGGTGCATTTGATTTAGTTAGAATAAGAACAGCTGCCGCTGGGCAAATATTGATGGATGACACCAATGGACTAATTTATATTATTAGCCAGAGTGGTAAAACTTGGATAGAAATGAACCGCGACGGTGATTTGGATGTCTATAGTGAAAAAAGTATCAACTTTGCTACTGAAGGCAACTTTAATGTACAAGCACAGGGTGAAATTAATATGGAATCCAAATTGGGATTTAATATGAAAAGTCTGGGTGCCGCCGGCATTAAAATGCATGCCAGTACAGGTAGCATAGATATCAAATCACACAGTAACCTACAAATTGAAAGTGAAAGCAACGGTAACTTACGTATTGCAGGTAATTGGAGAGAAACTGCTGGGCGCATTGACATGAATGGTCCACCTGCATTGGCTGCGAGCACTCCACAAACCGTACAGCATACTGGTAATGAGGAAGTTACTGAAAGTATTAGCAAGCGTGTTCCTGAACATGAACCCTGGAACGGACATCGAGATGTACAGGTAGTTAACCAAAGTAGTGTTGCTGGTGTTACTGACCCAGGCGGCAGTCAGAGTTATTATGAAGGTGCTCCACAGAACCCAACAGCTGGTGAAAATGTCGGAGCATATGACTTAGGTGATTATGAAGAACAATCAGAAACTGACCCCACTGGCCTTATTGAATGGAGAAGCGGTGTTGACCGTCGAGTTAATCCAGTATTAATAGAAAAAGTACGCAACGTTGCTCGTAAATTTGGTCAGACACTTACTATTACCAGTGGATATCGTAGTCCTGCTCACAACGCAAGAGTTAGAGGAGCAAAGGCTAGTCAACACCTGCAAGCAAATGCCGTAGATATTAGTGGAAGAAATTTTAGTAATGAGCAAAGATTAGAATTAGTTGCGTTAGCAAGTGCTGAAGGTATCACTGGTATTGGCGTTTATAATGACAAGAGCTTACATTTTGATGTACGACCATCACCTGCAGCATGGGGCAGTGGATTTACATACGCTGGTATTCCATCATATGCAAAAGGCACATTAGACAGACATTTGGCAGGTGGCTATGCTTAAATATGTATCTGATCCCAAGCTAAGAATTAACTGGAGCGATTTTGTTATAAAAGACGATTTTGCGGCCAAGTTTCGTATTGATGTTTATCAGAGTATTGTTAGTGAAAATATGCTAACTCTTATGCTTGGTGAAACATATTATAGTATGTTTAACAATAATGGTCATATCGGTTATGGTGTTGGTGATCTTAAAAAAGAATTTGGATATACTGAACAAGAAGCATTTAGTGAATGGATTAAACAAGCAAAAAAGAAAGAGCGTGTTTTTAGAGATACTATACCGCTTATTAGTATGAGTCAATCACAATATGATGCTCTTTTTAGTCTATACTATCATACTGGAACCTGGAGAACTGTTCAAGGTATAGAAGGTTTATATGATTTAGAATATGCAGTTACTAGTGAAAATTGGTTGTTGGTAAGTGACATGATAAATGCTGGAATTATTGAACCAGACACTCGACGTAAGGAAGCTCGTGTGTTACAATTAGCAGATTATAGCACAGAACGTACCAGAGCGTTTCAAAGAAACAAAGGTATTCAGTTAGCAAGGCGTGTATACAAGGCCGGTGATATCAGTGACCAGGCAATTGTCAGACAGATTGAATTTGGTTACTATCGTCAGACAACAGCATTCCTACCACGCATGACTGAATTGAGAAAAAGAGAGCTTTTACTTAAGGTTGGTCAACTGTAACTATAAATATTTGTGTAGCTACAAAGGGAACACCAGCGTATGTCAACTTTATATTTGAACGCTGACTTCCAGCCAATGGAGTTAAGTCCACTAAGTGTACTAAGTTGGCGGGATAGTATCAGCGCATACTTTAAAGATACTGTGTATATCTATAAAACACACAAAAATTGGATGATAAGAAGTCCCAACCTACAACTAGAAGTCCCAAGTATTATTGTTGCAAAACAATATCATAAACGTAAAGACAAAGCAAAACTCAGCCGTAAAAATTTATTCATTAGAGATGGTTATCATTGTCAGTATTGCAATGTTAAATTTTATCATCATGAATTGACATTTGATCATGTTGTGCCACGTAGTTACGGCGGGAAAAGCACCTGGGATAATATGGTTGCCGCATGCAAACACTGCAACTGGAAAAAAAGCAATAGACGAGACGTTTTTCCAATCAGAAAGCCCTATACACCTACTTGGAGAGAGATTTATAACCAGAGTAAGTGTTACAGAATAACGATTCCTGACCCAGCATGGCAGGAATTCTTAGATTGGCCGGAAGATTTACTGGATATTAAAACGCCAGTTTATTAAACTAATAAATAGTTGTATGGCAACATTTATTGGTTATAGTACAGTTGATAGAAGATTTGGTAACTTTACACTTAAAGATGTAGAGTTAGCCAAACGTGATCTATTAAATCATTTTTATACACGAAAAGGTGAACGTCTTGGTGAGCCAGAATTTGGCAGTATCATCCAGGACTTGGTCTTTGAGCCATTGGATGATCGCACAGTTAATGCAGTAGAAGATGATGTTAGGGATGTTGTGGCAAACGATCCTAGATGGATTTTAAATACCCTAAACATTAATACTGGACAGCATACTATTGAATGTATTTTAAGTTTAACATACAGACCAGATAGTACAGCTGAAGAACTTTACCTAAAATTCACAGCGGAAGAAGAAGAGGAAGAAGATGGCACAGAGCGTTAGACAACGAAATCTGTTTGCAGCTGAAGACTTTACTGTTGTTTACGACAGTTTCAAGCAAGCAAACTTTAAAGCCTATGACTATGATAGTATTCGTAGTGCAATGGTGGATTACATCAGAGATAATTATCCAGAAAACTTTAATGACTGGATCAGTTCAAGTGAATTTGTTGCACTTATTGAACTCATTGCATTTATGGGCCACAACATTGCATTCCGCACAGATTTAGCAAGCCGTGAGAACTTCCTAAGTACAGCAGAGCGCCGTGCCAGCGTGTTGCGTATTGCAGACTTTCTAGGTTATAAACCAACACGTGCATTACCTGCACGTGGATTATTAAAAATTAGTACAGTAAAAACCACTCAAAATGTTTATGACATCAATGGTGAGAGCTTAAAAAATCAGGAAATTGATTTTAACAGTGACCAAGATCCAAACAGTTATCAAAACTTCTTGTTAGTATTAAACGAGATTTTTCAATCTACCAACAAGTTTGGTAGACCAAAATCCAGTGCAGATATATCTGGAGTGAAGACTGAAGTATATGGTACGAATATTGCTGATAAATCAATTACGTTTCCATTTAGAGGAACAGTTAACGGACAATCACAAGATTTTGAAGTTGTAAACAACTACATTAATCAAGATAATATCCTGGAAGAACAGTCACCAAATCCAGGTAGTAGTTTTAATATTATATACAGAAACGACAATCAGGGTATTGGCAGTAACAACACTGGTTTCTTTGTAGGATTTAAACAAGGTGAACTAAAGTCTACAGACTATACAGCAGATAGTGCTATTAGTAATTTGAGTTTATCTATATCAAGTACAAATATTAATGAACTTGATGTATGGGTACAAAATATTAATGAAAATGGTTCAGTAATACAAAACTGGACTAAAGTAGATACTACGTTTGGTGTTAATGCTATTTTTAATAGTATACAGAACCGTAACCGTACACTCTATAGTCTGCGTACATTAGATAATGACAATGTAAGTATTGAATTTGGCGACGGTGTATTTACAGACATTCCACGTGGGTTGTTACGTATCTGGTATCGTGAAAGTTTAAACCAGAGCTATACTCTTAATACAGATGATATTGGTACTATACAGTTTAACTTTAAGTACAGCGCAAAAGACGGCAACGAATACCAGGCTGTCTTTAGTGCGCAACTTATGGAGCCTGTTGCTAATGCAAGCAGTAGAGAAAGCGTATTAAGTGTAAAAACAAATGCTGGCCGTGTATTTGCGGCGCAAGACCGTATGGTAACTGCTGAAGACTACAGCATTTATCCACTCACAGTCAGCAATAATGTTCGTAAAATTAAAAGTGTAAACCGTACGCATAGTGGTCACAGTCGTTTTATTGATATCAATGATCCAACAGCACAATATCAAAATGTTAATATGATTGCTGAAGATGGATACATTTATAGTGAAAGTGTTCTTAACCGTGTTAGTTGTAGTTTGCCTACAAATTTAACTGAAGAACAAATTTTTGATGTTTATATTAAAGAACTAATACAAAATCCAGAAACATTAAACTTCTTTTACCAGAACTACTCGCCAGTTAGTGTTGGTTTCTCCAGTACTACAGCAAGTTTTACCTGGAACCAAGTAAGTAAAAGTACAAATGAAAGCACTGGATACTTAACTCGCAATGGTGGAGTTGAGCGTGTGGGAACTGCTAATGCAAACGCACTTAAAGATGTTAAAGTGGGTAGTATTATTGAATTTATTGAAAGCCCGTACAACAACGGTACTATTGGAACAGTTGGTAGTCAATTAACAATTGCCAATGGCGGCAGTGGTTATACTAGTGTACCAACTATTACAATACTGGGAACAGGAACTGGCGCCACAGCAAGTGCAGTGATTAACAATAGTGGACAAATTACAAGTGTTACTGTTACCAACGGAGGTATAGGATATACCAATCCGGTTATTGTACAAGTAAGTGGCGGTGGCGGCAGTGGTGCAAATGTCTTAGCAACTGCAACAAGTGCAGGGAAAGAATGGGCCAGAATTGTTAGCATAAATGAAGATGGATTGGGTATTGATGATGTTACAGGTAACCCAACTGGACGAGACAGCAAAGGCAAAGGCGCTATTGTACTCAGTAAAGTTATCCCAAACAGCGCAAGAATTACTCGTATTTTCCAGCCGTATAATACTAAGTTTACAACAACAGAAAAAACAGCAGCAGTTGCTCAATTACGATTAAAGAACAGTTTTGGATTACGTTTTGATGCAAATGACAGTCAGTGGAAAGTTGTGTTAGGAAACGACTTGGCACCAGCAAGTACAAATGATCCGGTTAACTGGAGTACCACATATGCTGGAAATAGTACAAACCAAAATTTAGATAACAGTTGGATTGTGCGTGTAAATTACACTGCTGACAAATGGGAAATGATTACAAGACGCTTCCGTATTGTATTTGGTAGTGACACGGCAGTAAGGTTTTATAACCAAAATAATAAGATTAAATTTAATCTGGAAACAAATAAACCGGAAAGAGATCAAATCAAACTGTTTAAGACAAATAGCAGAAGTGGTTCAAGTCCATACAGTTTAGGAAAAGACATAAACTTGTTTGCATACAAATACTATGCAGAACCAGACGGATACAGTGATGATCACAAGTTGATTGTAACCGTAAGTGATATTAATAATGATTTATATCCTGACAATCCACTGGCATACAAAGATTTAGTTGGCACAGATACAGTGAGCTTGACTACTGTTACAGAAGATGATTTTGAATACACAGTGGTTGATCCCAATGGAACTGGCGGAAATATTTCTGGCAGACGTGAATTAAGTTTCCAGTGGAAACGTGTTGCAGACAGTGAACAAAGAATTGATCCTGCGATCAGTAATATTATAGACACATTTGTACTAACAGACACATATGATTTATTGTATAGAAATTGGCTTACACGAGATAGAAAAGAAGATACAGAGCCTAAAACACCAACCAGTGATGAACTTAGAGAACAATTTCAGAGTTTAGATAACAAGCGTAGTATTAGTGACAGTATAATCTATCGTAGTGCCAGATACAAAGTGTTATTTGGTGAGGCTGCTGAAAATGGACTACAGGCTAAATTCCGTGTAGT